AAAATACTCACCACCATCAGAAGTATTCCAACGTCCCGCAGCTTTACTATCTTCTTGGAGTCTTGTTTTAAAAACATTTTGATATTCACTAGAATCAATTAGATGTTTTGTTTTTCTTCCAAAGTTTATTGCAAGCTCCGCTGTGTGAGTTGCTTGAATAATTTTTAATTTTGGATTCTGCCCGATCATCCAAGCAGGTAAAAAGAATGATGCAAATTCTGATTTGGTATGCCTGGGAGGCATATTAATAATTAAACGAGTGAGCTCTCCTGTTGCAAGTTTGTTAAACTTATCTGCGATAGTCTCATGGTGGGACCCCTCTATAAAATCAGGCCACATCTTTTTTACAAAAGTCAAAAAATTGGTACGAATTTGTTTGAGCTCTTTTCTTTGATGTCTTTGTATGATCTGTATCTTTAGTTTTTTTCTTTCGATAGGATCTGCAATTTTATTTATATCTTGTACTGTTAGCATATAATTCAATATGGGTAGAAAGTATTATATCCCAATGACTGAGTAAATCAAACACTATACTACATGTCTGGGACCCCTACTGCCCAAAGGGGGTGTCGCAAAAAATGTTTCACGTGAAACATAAAAGTAATTCCTATTGGGACCCCTAGTGGTGGGTCCCGCCCACACGCTCTTATCTCCACAACCCAGAGTGGTATGCAGTTTCTGCATGGACTATCCTACAATATCCTATGCAAGAACTGCAATGCTATTCTTGCATAGGGTTTGGCTTAACGAAACTAATTATTCACGTGTTCCTCCTTTACATAATCTTTCCAACTAACATCTGTATTGATATCTCTCATTTCTGATTCAACATCACGTTCCATGCCTCGTGCTTTTTGAACCATGAATTGATATCTAGTTTTTGGAATATCTATTCCTCTATTTGTAACCTCAATTTTTAAACCAAGGTGTTCTTTAAACATTTGAACTACATCATTGTAATTACAAACCTCTTTCCCTTTATTCTCAAAAACCTCTGGGTTAAAAAAATAAGGTCTTCCGTCATGACACCTATCCATAAATTTTAACCTGAATAAAAGTTCTGGAATATTTTTTGGAGTTATCTCCATAATTCCAGCTGCCATCATAAACCAACCAAGTTGGTCAGCTTGTTTTTTTCCAGGGCCACCTGGAAGAAAACCGCCTCCGCCATCATTGTTTGTCTTAAAGTGTTTTAAGCCCTCGTAGTGTATTATTAACATTTGTATTCCTTTCGTTAAGTTAATTTAAATGTAATATAATTTATAGGATTTTATTTGCAAGAAAAAAATAAATTATTTTTACATTAATTTAAAGTTATCCACAGAGGCCAGTTAGATAAGGGAACAAACTAACTGACCTCATAAGTATATGTAATTTTTTTTCAGATTTGTACCAAATTAATTTTTTTATTTTCCCGGGTGGGTCCCGCCCACATGCTCTTCTCTAATTTTTTTGGTGGCGCGTTTACGGGAGCAACTCCCAACGCGCCACGTTTATTTATTTATTTATCAAAATCAAACTCCATTTGTTTATTTCTTTTAAAACTTTCATCAAGTCTATTTGACCTAATTTTAGATTGTTTATGTTCAGAAAGCATAAACCACCATTTAACTACAAATGCGCCTGCAATTAATAAACCAAGTGTCATGTCAAAATGAATTGCAATAATACAACCTAAAATTATTACTGCAAAATGTAATGAAAAATAAATGGCACTTAACATTACTTACTCTTTGGTAAAGCCAATAAAGAATTTGGGATATCAAGCTGTATTCTAGCTGTTGCCATTTCTTTACTTAACTCGGTTAATGTTGGTTGAATGTGGCTACCTGTATGTAAGATAGTCAAACACTTTTCACGTTTTTTTTCTAATGCGTGATAAAGTTTATGTTTTGACCTTACAAATCTTTCTGCCTCTTCAAAACATACTTTTCGCAATTTTTTATTTATATAATCAACTGCGTTCTCTTCTTTAACTTTCATAGTAGAGATTGAAGTTTCCCATTTTCGTAATTTACGATAACGATTATATCTTTCTTCAATATCATCTGCCACTTTTTTAGCTTCCATTTCCAACTTATATTCAATCTGGGCTTTTTCTGATTGAAACTTGATAAGGGCTTTACATCTCTTATCTAGTTCCTTAATCATTTTTTCAAAACCCAATTCCTTTGGAAATTGGTTTATCTTTTTATTGACAATCTCTTCTGCTTGACTATCAATTTCAGTCTCAACTATATCAACTTGCTTATCAAACTTTCTGTTTGTCAAGTCTTTATAGTAATCAACGTGGTCTTTTCTTAATGGTTGCATAATGTATTCCTTTCTGTTTTTGTTATTATTACAACTAATTTGTTATAGGATATTCTGGTAATATTGTCAAACAAATAATTTAAAAAAACTAAAAAAATTTTTTCTTTTTTTAGGGTGGGTCCCGCCCACATGCTCTTCTCTACATTGGAACGATTCTAAACAAGGTGCGACAATATTGTCCTTTACATTATAGGATATTATGATATTGTGGATTTGTCTTGTTAAGTTAAGTTAAACTACCTCTGGCAAACAATGAGGTGTTCGGAAGATTCACCTCGATAAATATGAATCTTCCAACTGGTCTTTCCCATATACCAGCTTAACCATGGGGGCGGGATAGACCAGGGGTGAAGGGAAGCGGACTGATGTCAGGGATATTGGAAGCCCAAACTAGATGAAAGCGGATAAGTAGTAGCCCCAACAAAACACAATCACAGGTTGTGTGATCCCTGGACTGGTGGAGCAAATAAAATAAACGCGCGAGAACCACCAGCCCTGGGATCAGTGATCCGCAAAGTGAGTATAGATGATGCAGAAATGCGAGTTCTCACCACTGATCCCTGGTCTTAATCTATTCCGGATAACCTTGATTAAGACCTGGGATCAGGCGCGCTTATGTCATTAAATACCTGGGAGATAAAGCGCGCCTGATCTTTTTTATTTTTTAGGGTGGGTCCCGCCCACAGGCATTTCACAGCGCGCAGCGCGGGTGGGTCCCGCCCACATGCTCTTCTCTGTCCTCCGCCATCCCCAGCCACCGTCCAAGTGTAAAGGATATTATAGGATAAGTCAAGAAAATTATTTTATTTTTTTTAAATTTTTTTCTTGTTTATTTCCTATAATGTCCTATATTAAAATAAATGAAAGGAATACAATGTTTACAATTAAAGAAATTATAGACGCCTGGCAAAAGGTATACGGAGAAGAATTGCCCGTTTTTTATTCTGGTTTCATAATGGAACTAGAAAAAAGGGCAATTAAAAAAAATAAAAAATGAACAGTTCTAAAGCGTGGGAGATAGTAGGAGGCCTTAGCAAGCCTGGCAAAATGCCAGGCTGGAGTATTGGCCTTCCTGCTAAAGAATGCAACACAGGCGGCAAGCTGCAAAAAATAAAAGGCAGCGTCTGTAGCAACTGTTATGCATTAAAGGGCTGCTATGTTTTTAAGATTGTACAAGATGCACAATACAGAAGATTGAAGGCTCTTAAAAATGAGTTATGGGTCCACGCAATGGTTGTATTAATCAATAATAAAAAACCTGATGTTTTCAGATGGCACGACTCAGGAGACGTGCAAAACTTAGAGCATTTAAATAAAATTTTTGAAGTATGTAAACAGACGCCAACAAGGCGGCACTGGATGCCAACAAAAGAAGCCTGGATAAAAGACCATTTACACAGAGCACCCAAAAACTTAACGATTAGAATCTCTTCACCAATGGTGGACCAGGGACCAATTAAAAGCTGGCCAAATACTTCAACTGTTGTTACTAAAAAAGCAACATGTCCAGCACCGCAGCAGGGCGGGCAATGTCTCGACTGTAGAAAATGCTGGAATCCAAAAATTAAAAATATTTCTTATGGTGAACATTAGGAATGGTGTTCGATTGTGGGGTTGTACTACACCTAAAATTGGGAAACCCTCAAGCGGGGGCTGGTTGTATTCCACCAGCCCTCAAGCATAAAGAAAAAAATTGGGTGGGTCCCGCCCGCAAGCACGCACCATGAGCCACAAGCCGCAAGCCACAGGCCGCAGGCCTGGGTGGGTCCCGCCCACAAGCTCTGCTCTCGGGCCGCGACACTTTGTCCATTGACTTTTGTGTAGGATATTATAGGACGCTAAACTTTTTGTAAAAATTTTAAGCTTGACAACATACCCGTGGCACACGGTTCTGCCTTCCCCTTAATTAATTCTTCTATAAACCTTCCCTCATAAAGTTTTATGGCTAAAGGACCGAGGGCCTTTAGCATGATGAAACTATTGTTCGGATGAGTCAAATGAAAGCCAATTTGATGTGGAGAAAAAGAAATTTTTTTAGCTTTTTTTAACTTTAATTCTACAGTGAAAAAGTGGCCAGAACTATTATACCCCAGTATATCAGGAGTGCCATGTGCAGCACTATTTTCCACGCGTGTAAATGATAATTTGCAATTATT